AAGTTCCTACTTCATAATCATTAAACGTAGAATTAGCAAGCGCACTATTGTTGTTAAATACAATACCTTGATTTGAAGCAGTAATATGAAATGTTCCATTGTTATCAAAATAACCTCTAGGATTACCAGCCCCATCACTCAATACAATATAGTTACTAGCTGTACGAATGTCTAAGCCACCATTGTAACCACCATATCCACCAATAATAGTGTTGTATGAACCACTTGTTATTTGTGAACCAGCAGAATAAGTGCCAGTTCCAATAAATGTATTTTGTTGTCCAGATGTTAATGCAGTACCAGCACCTTGACCAATGACTACATTTAATGCACCAGAAAAAGAATTTCCATTTGCGGCAACATCACCAATAATTGTGTTGTAACTTCCAGTAGCACCATAACCAGCTTGTCTACCAATAAATACATTTTGTGTACCTGTGATATTTGTATACCCTGCTTGGTAGCCTACTGCGGTGTTGCTAGTAGCAGTAGTATTTGAATAAGATGCCTGATATCCTACTGCTGTGTTATTAGATGCTGTGGTGTTGTTAAATAATGCTTGATAACCTAAAGCAGAATTATTAGAACCAGTATTTGATTGCCCAGAAATTCCTTGAATTGTGCCTGTACCTACACCAACATTATAATTACCAGTTGTTTGATAGTACAAAGCGTTACGACCAATTCCTACATTGTCACCACCAGAAGTATTTGAATAGGTTGAATACCAACCAATAGCAACATTATATGCACCAGTTGTATTGCTATTTAATGCTGTATTTCCTAAAACAGCATTTCCACTTACAGCACCCGCACCCAAGCCAACAGTCAATCCATGAATGGATGCATCAGATGTAGTTGTAATTGATGGTGCTGTAATTGTGCCTGTGCTTGGGTTGTATTGGAGCTTAGTTGAGCTAGTTCCAATGTTTGTCAGACTACCACTTGTTGCACTAGTAAAGTTGATATAACGAGTTGCGTTAGTCGTAGTGTCATCAGTAATCGTAGTCGCAGATGATGTATTAGCCCATGTAGGAACACCACCAGATACTGTTAAAACCTGTCCAGTTGAGCCAATTGCTAACTTAGATAGCGTATTAGATGCAGATGCGTAAAGAGTGTCACCAGTTGTGTAGCTAGTCTGCCCTGTTCCACCATAAATTGCACCAATCGACACACCATTCCATGTTGCATTGGTAATTGACCCTGCGTAACTAAATGTGTTGGTTGACCAAGAAACGTTTGAGGGTGCTTGGAAGTGGTAATCCCAAGTTCCTGCTGCAACAGAATTGGTCAAAAGAATGATTTCAACAAAACCACCAGAGGGCACAGAAACAACTAATGTGCCTGAACTGTTTTGCACACTAATCGCACCAGAAGTTTGATTGTTGTTAAAAGTGTATATGGCACCTGTAGGGATTGTTGTTGCATCAGGTAACTTATAGGTCTGACCACCTGAGCCAGTTATCACAAAATTAGGTGTTGATGCAGCAGTTAACGTAATGGTTGTCCCTGCAGCAGCTACGTTAGTAAATCCCTCATAGAAATCGTTAGCAGATGTGTTGGCGTTAGCATCTCTTAAAACAACGCTATTCGCTCCAGAGCTAGAAGTAACACCTGTGCCACCATTCGCTACATTTAACGTGCCTGAGAGGGTTACAGCACCTGTAGTGGATACGTTAGGTGTGAATCCAGTTGTCCCTGCGCTAAATGAGCTAACATAAGACAAACTAGACCAAGTTGGTACACCACCACTCAAGGTCAAAAACTGACCATTTGATCCTGCTGCCAAGAAAGTCGTTGTTCCTGACCCTGTTTGGTAAGGTAAAGAACCATTTGCACCACCAGCAATGTTAGTTGAACTTGCTGCCAAAGTTGCAGTTGAGGCATTTCCTGTCAAAGCACCTACAAAAGTGGTTGCAGTTACAGTCCCACTAGAGGGGTTATAGGTTAATTTTGATGAGCTAACATATTCTTGAGTAATGACACCAGTATTTACGTCTGTAAAGGTCAAATAACGAGTTGCATTGGTGCTTGTATCGTTAACAACAGACAAATTAGCACCAGATGTGCTCCAAGATGTGTTTGTACCATCTGTAGTTAGGTATTTACCTGCGTGAGTTGCTTGGCTAGGTAAAAGATTATTGATCGCACCAGTAGCAGTTGTAGAACCTGTGCCTCCATTAGTGACTGCAAGAGTGCCTCCAAGGGTAATTGTGCCACTTGAGACAATTGGGCCTCCAGTTGTGGTCAAACCAGTCGTACCACCTGAAACATCAACGCTTGACACACCACCAGCAGCACTCGTAAATGGCAGACCAGCAGGGCCAATGAACGTGATAAACGCTAAAGTTGTAGGATCATACAATGCCTGAACAGGCAATATGTTAGTGGTTACTGTAGTTGCTGCATTGTTGCTCATGGTCTACCCTAAAAAAAAGGGGGGAATTTCACCCCCCATAATCAACTTTGGTCACCTACTGGTGTCACATACAAGATGCCAGCAGTACCTGAGTTACTGATAGCAGTCATGTAAAAGGGAGTAGTAGGTGTAGCTAAGATCAATGGTGAACTCATTCCAGCAGGTAGAACGAAATCACCAAGTGTTGAACCATCTACAGGAAACACAGCAGCAGGGCAAGGTGAGAAGCTAGAAAACTTCACAGCAATTGGACTTGCTCCTGTGTTCAAGAAAGATGCGTAGTTGATCTGGTCATTCGTTGTGTCATCAATCAAAGTCGAGGCATGGCTCGTGCTTGTAACTGATAACGCAGTTGTTTGACCAGCATTACGTTGGACTGTTGAACCTGCCATGATTAAACTGCATTAGTAGGAAGGATTGTGCCTTCCAAACGATCTACACCCAATGTATACACACCAGATGCAGGAGTTGCAGAAGAACCTGTGCTATTTGTGAATTGAATTGACAAAGTGTTAGCAGCAGATACCCAAGCATTAGCAATGCCAACACCAGTAGTCTGAGCACCTTGCAAGCAAATATTTACAAAGTCGTTAAGCAAAAGACCTTGAATAGTAAATGTTTGAGTTGCCTGTGAACCAGAGACTGCTGCAGGTGTCAATGTTGGGTAAACAAGGAAGGAATTGAGGATATTTCCTCTTAGGATCGTAGTTTGTAATGACATAAAAACTCCTTTTGGATTATTGTATCTGAAAAGCGAAAAAAGCCATCCCTTTTGAGGATGGCCTTCTTCTTATTTACTCACAAATTAAGGTAAAAATGTGAGGTCGTAGCCATAAACAAATACGTCACAAGTAGCTGCAATCGTAGTTCCAACATTTACATATAAATTGCTGAAGCTAGATATAGCTGTGTTCGGATTTGTTGCAGCAGAAATGGTCACATAAGGGCCACCTGTGTTGCTTGTCAAAGCAGCAGTAGTCAATACTGTTGTTCCAGTTGCTCCTGTGTTTGTGTAAACACCAACAGTAGCAGTAGCAATAGTGGTTGTAGAACCACTAGAGTTAAGGCCATTGGTAATGATTACGCTAACAGGTACGAATTTGCTCACATCGACAAGAGCCATTGCTGTGTCACCAGCGTAGGCCAAGTTAACTGATTGAGCAGAAGCAATCAAACGCAAGGCTTGGTTTGTAGCCAAGTTCTGTGGATGATTGCTGACTGTGGTTGCTGGTCCGGGATTACTCATGTTGAATTACTCCTTAAATTGTTAATTAAGCTGCGATACGGCAAGCCAACTCAGGGTACAGAGGTGCCCATCCATACAACACATCCAAGCGAGTTGGAATGCTATCGTTGTTAATGGTGTACTGCCTGACCACACGCATTGACAAGCCAATTTCTTTGTCAGAGGCACGACCAGCAAAGTGGACACCTTCAGGCAATTCGAGATCCGCCACCGCCAAGGTGAACGCATTTCTGTGCATCATAATGTTCTGTGGTGAGTATGTACCATTACCAGACACTCCAATTGAGAAAGGAGTAACTGCAACACCACTTGTGGGAGATGCTGTAACGTTTTGAAACTGACCACCATAAATCAATGCAGGGCTAACTGTTACTGATGTATTGCCATTGGACAAAGTGACAGCAGATGTAACAACAAAGTTTCTCAACTTGTTATTGCCATAGGCTTGACGATTTTGTGGGTTAACAGCGTACACACCTGCAAAAGTAATCACATCACCTTGATTCAATGTACCAGCAGCAGTAGCTGTGATGTTGATCGTAGATGTTTGTGCCCATCCTGATGCAAGACCTTGGTTTGAGCCATTAACAGTAATAGAACCAGCAGTTCCACCTGTCCAAGCACCAAACTGTTGAGACACAACGTTTTGGTCCATTTTCCAATTAACCCCAGCGCTGTCACGACCCATGAGGCCTTTGCGATACTGCTCGCCAATAGCTTCTTGGGGCACAAAGAGGCCTTTCAAGCTATCAACAATAGTTGCAGAGGTAAATGGCTCGATTGTGACTGATCTACGACCATCACGAGGAGCACCTTCAGAGTCAAGGTAAGCACCAGCAGTCAAGTATGTAATCAGACCTGTTGGAGGAGTTCCAGCAGTACCAACAATATTGGCTGTGTTGTTCTTAGCCATGACTAAGCCATCACGATCAATTTTGTTGGCAATGGCGGCAACCGCAGGCTTCAACACACGATCAGAGAACATATCCAAGCTCAATGCAAGATCAGCCGTGGTAAATTGGGTGTCCACATGGAATTGCGTTGAGAGGGTTACGGGTACTGAAGTTTCATTGAAGTCCTCGACATTGAGGGCCGGACCAGTCGTACCAATAAAGCGTCCGGGTCTGCGTACATTGACTGTGTTACCAATCTTTGCACCAACGACAGCGAACTGGTCATCATAGTTACGATCCACCTCTGACGTGAAGGTCAACTCATTTTCCAAAACCATTAGCGCTTCGTTAGTGATTTTGGATATCGTTAAGAGATTATTACTCATTTGATTTCCTTAAAAAAAGTTAAAAAGTTTTTACCTAATCTTTCCTGCTTTTCTCATCTCTCGCCATTGTGCTGGAGTACCAGTAAACTCACCATTAGAGTCTATTGGAGTATCCACAGCAGCACTAGATGATCTAAGTGGACTGATAGGCTTGGGTGCGTTTGATCTAACAACAGGTTTCACCTCAGTCTTTGGTGCTGGTTGCTCAAATCGAGCTTCCAACTTACCAATCTCTCTTAGAGCACCAAGAGCAGTCATCTTAGAAAGTCGTTCAGCAACGTCTGGATTTTCTGCTAAGTGGTATAGGATTTTTGGGCCTACTTCACTATCGAAAATCGCATCCCTAACTTGGTCTGACACCACCACATCTGAAGATGCAATCATGTCATCATAGTCAGGTAACTCTGCCTTCACTTGCGCTTGCCTCTGATTCCATGCCTCGAATGTCTTAGCACGTTCTGCTTCAGTTCTACGCAATTCTTCCTGTCTGTCTCTCTCTCGTAACGCTTTTTCAGTCGAGTATTCAGCTAATGCTTTTGCGTACTCAAACGCATCTGCAAACTGATCTGGCTTAGGCTCTGAAGTTTGCTCAACTGGTTTAGGGTTGACCTTTGCTTCTAGCTCCTTTAGCCTTGCCTCTAGCTCACTAGCCCTCGTACGCTCTCGTTCAGCTTCCTGACGAGCCATTTCACGTTGTCTAGTAATCTCTGTAAAACGCTTCTCTAGTCGATTTGGCTTTGGGTCTTCTGTTGGCTTTGCATCATCTTGCGCCTCTGGCTCACTCTTAACCTCAACCACCTCTGTTTGCACAGGCTCAGTTTCAGTAGCTAAACCTAATTTATTAGCGTAAAAATCTGCTGAGTTTTCACTCGTCAGGACTTGTCCTGCTTCTTTGTCTGACATGGTTTTATCCAAGGATTTGCCCAGTTAACCTAACTGGTAAGGTTTTTGGTCAATATAGACCGAAATCATTACTGTGTCAATTACTGTATAGACTGCACACTCTGGTTAGCATATTGGAACTGCTCAGCATTTCTAGCTGCAATTTCACGCTCCAACCTTGCTGTATCCATGTGATGCAACAATAACTCCATGATTGACTCAATTTCTGTTTTGTTCTGAGTTGTAACAGCTCTCATGTTAACGTCATGCACTTTAGCCTCAAGCATGGACTCAGTATTGTGTGCTTTGGCAGTTTGACGCATCAATTCACGCTTTGTTTCTGCCTCTTGCTTAACAGCTTCAATGTCTGAACGCTGTTTAATAGTCATCTGCAACTGCTGAACTTGTTGCTGCATTTCCTGTAACTGTTGCTGAGACATAGCCAACTGCATCTGAAATTGTGGAGGAATCTTAGATTTCTCATCAATCTTGGACATGGGATTAGCTGCTGCCAATCTGTCTGCAATGGTCTGAGCACCATGAAAGTCCATGTTTCTAAAGAACAGGTCACCAGCAATCTGCATCAGGCTTGGGTCTGCTGCGAGCAAGGGCATCATGCTTTCGATGGCTTCTTGACGCTTGGAGTTATATCCGGGTCCTGTGTCCATCACAATGTCGTACTCACCAATGGTTGTGTCATTCAGCACCCTGTAAACACCTTCTTCATCTACCCCATAAGTGTTAATTTCAACCAAATCAGGCTTGCCATCTTCCCCAATAATCCTCATGGTGCGTTGAGCATCGTATATTTTGGGTATTAAATCCAAGCAAATCTTGCCAATTTGACGTTGTGAACGAGTCAAATTGTCGTAAAAGTGGAAATTGCTGATATCTACTTGTTGTTGCTGACCATTTAAGGCTTTACCTGAAATATTGCCACTTGGTAACTGATTAGGGTCAACAATGCCAATAACTGCTTGCATATCTTGTGATACTTGGGCAGAAGCAGTCATAATTCCAGCAGGAGGAGCTTCTGGTTGAATGCGAGTAGGCACAGGAGCTGGCATACCCTCAATGTCTTTTTGCTTGTAACGCAGGACTGCAGCACTCTTGATGTTAGCTTGTGCCCATTCAGTCTCATGGCCCTCGTCTTGGCCTTCAGCAATCAACCATTTAGGCTTGGGTGCTAGGGCAATAGATTCAGTTAAGCTAGTCTGCCAGAAGTTGTACATCCTCTGTGGGTCTTTGGCTTGCCTGACCATGCCAAATTTCTTACGCTTGTTCTCAACAATCAATTGCTGACCATAAACAGGCACAATGGGAATGTATTTACCTGCCCAAACACCTTCTTCAAGCACTTGCATACCTGTGACTTTTGCCCATCTTATCTCTTTTTTGATGGTGTCACGTTGGTCAATAACGTCTTCTGCCTTGCCTTTGAAGTCTTCTTTATAGACTTTTGATCCATCAGCAAGCATCAATAGCTTGGTTTTCTTCTGTACTGTATAAAAATATTCAGCAATGCGAATATCCTCTTTGGTCACCCATTCTGCGTTGGTGTCACCAGTTCCTCTAAGGTTAAACTGAGCACCATCGTCAGCATCAGGATACATTTTTCTAAATGTTTCCTTGCTTAATACCTCAGAAACCAACACCCTTTCAGCATCTGAGCCATCAGGAGCTACTGAATTAGGGTCAAAATAGACTGTGAATGGGTTAATGATGGGCTTGATAAAGATTTCTTGGTCAAAGCTATCAGGGCTTACATAGTCGTGAGTAACCCTGATAAAACCCCATCCCATCCTGACCTGAAAGTCTACTGCTGTGTCATAGGCTTGGTCAGCATCTGAGTTAACTTCAATGTGCCTAATCATTCCTTGAATGATATCAGCCATCTTAATGTCTTGATTATTGTTTACAGCATGGACTTTGATTCTTGGTCTTTGCTGCCTGATGTTGTTCACGACTTGGCGAACGTAAGCATCTATCTTATTGATGGTCAGGCAAGGCCTAGATTCAAGCGTACGACTGTTTTGAATCTCAACAGGCCATTGGTCACCAGCACTAAATCTAAGGTCTTCTAGGGCTTCCTGACGATTCATCATGTCTGCTGTAGTACACAGATGCAAGAACTCCTGTGCTTCTTCGATTAGACCATTTGATTCAAGAT